GGACGGCGATAAGCGCAGGGAAAGCTCATCCCATTTTTCCCGCAGCTTCGACGGGCTGAGCACGTTACGGCACCAGAACGGATCGCGGCTGACGCGGCTGTACATCTCGCAGATTTGTTTGTGAGTACGACCATCCTGCACACACATCAGGCGAATTTCGTTTGCCCAGGCTGTCCAGTTCGGTTCTTTGGGACGAACCACCTCGCCGTCACATTCGGCAGCCTGCTCGTACAGGGCGATGATTTTTTTCCAGAGCCACTGTGCGCAGGTCAAATCATCCTGCGTCCCCCACTGGCGCTTTTTAGGGCTGAATACAACCGCATCAGGATGGCGAGTTAAAAAATCCTGTTCAGCCGTCTGCGTGTCCGGTTGCGAAGCGTCCGGACGAGAAGGTTTTTTATCTGACGGATCATGTTTTGATTTTACTGACGGATCCCCGCCAGATTCTGACGGGTGAAAACCTGCTTTTTTGCCAGATTTCGACGCATCAAATTTTGACGGGTCAGATTTTGATGCGTCAGATTTTGACGGGTCAGAATCTGACAGTTGAGAAAATGCCGCTGCCTGAAGCTTCGCAACGTTAAGCTGATAAACATTCGACGCATTGCGGTTACCCTGGCGACGCGCCTTACGCGTTAACCAGCCTTCTGCTTCCAGCCGTGCGATAGCCGTTCTGACGGTACTCATCCCCGCGCCAATCTGGCGTGCAATGGTTTCAATCGATGGCCAGCACACACCTTCGTCATTACTGAAATCAGCCAGGCGGGCCATAATTGCCACGCTGGATAATTTCATGCCTGACGCTGCGCAACCATCCCATACATAGCCGGTTAATTTAGTGCTCATGACCGACCTCTATTTCCCTGAATTTACGACGAAACTGTTCGAGCGGGCTGAAGCACTCATGCTCATAGCCTTCGCGGAGGTAGATAACACGTTGTGTTTCCGGCTCCCAACGAATGACTCTGACGGGCACTCCGTAGTGATCTTTGAACCAGCGGTTAACTTGTCGCAAAGGACTGTCTCCTTCTGCCGGTTGAAATCACCCACAGCCCACTCTGCAAAGCTGTGGGTTACAATTTCCCTGTCACCTGGTACATTCACTGCATAGCAATACTCCACCTTCGCTTTTCCACCCGGAACCGGAAGCGCAATCAGTTGCGAGCGACGGTAGTGTGTTGTTAAACTGTTCATGCGTTAGTTTCTCCACAGTCACGACACGCCACGGCGCCCGGAGCTGCACACTCGCGGGCGTCATTACTTTCTGAAATGCAAAAAATTTTGTAGACCAGTGCTGCATGCTCCTGCAGCTTCGAAATTGAGAGGTACAGCTCGTCGTTAATTGCTGTCTTCTCATGCGGTTCCACTACACCGTCTTCAATTGCTGAACGAATCTGTTTTGAATAACTGCCGATCTGTTCAATGACCTCCAGCAGGCGCTGGTTGATATCGGCGTTGTCCACATCCTCGACGTCAGGAAGAGACACAAAGACGCCATTTGCAGACTGCGCCACAGCGTCAGCAATGAAGTGAGTTCCACCAGCACGTTGCAAAATCATTGCCCATCCCAGCGGGAAAATCTGATCGCCATCGGCACGAAGGCGGTTAAATAATGCGTTCTCTGTTACATCCAGCCAGTCAGCAGCTTCAGCGTAACCCCCCGGCAACGCTGCGATAGTTTTTCTGACAGCTTTCACGTACCACTCAGGCTGTTTTTCTACTTTCCAGTGATGCTTACCCACGGCTATCTCCTTAAAACTGTGGTTACTTTTCATCTGATGAATCTTTAATCTTTTGAAAAATATCTGGACGTAATTTTTCTTTTGATATGCCAGTGGTCTTTTCAATGAATATCGAGAGCTTTGCAGGGGGACGCTTTTCTCTGTTCAACCAGTTCCAGACATGTTGTTGCTTTACTAAATGACCGCTGCTGGCTGTGAGCTTCCGAGCCAATTCTGATTGACCACCAGCCAGAGCGATTGCCTCCGATAAGGCTAATTGCTCAGGTGTCATAGCTTTCTCCTTTTTAGGTAGTTAAGTTGTTACGAGTTGCAAGAATACAACATTAACAACTTTTATCACAACTTTTAGGTGTTGGAAAGCTAAAACATAAAGTTGTAACCTCATCAAAAAAGAGAGGGATATGTTGTGAAAACACTGGCAGAACGATTAAAGATAGGTAGAGAGAAAGCTGGCATGAGCCAAGCTCAACTAGCTGAAAAAATTGGACTTTCACAACAATCTGTAGCCAAAATAGAGAATGGCGAAACTCTACAACCGCGCAAAATTAAAGAAATTGCAAAAGTTTTAGGTGTATCACAAAAGTGGTTACAACTTGGTATTGAAGACAACGCATCCATACCTGATCTTGTTGTAAAAGAAGCAGAAAGCACCGCATTAGACCCAGATATTTTCGTAAACATTCCTGTTTTAGATGTCGAGTTATCGGCAGGTAACGGATGTCTGGCTGAAATAGTTGAATCAGCTATTGACTGGTTTCCGTTAAGAAGAGCAGATTTGAGAAAATCTGGCGTATGTGCATCTAATGCCAAGATCGTAAAAATATGGGGGAACAGTTTATTACCGGTTCTCAATAATGGAGATCTTGTTGCCGTTGATATTTCTCAAACCGTTCCTATTCGTGATGGCGATCTTTATGCCGTACGAGATGGTGTATTGCTAAGGGTTAAAATACTTATCAACTTACCTGACGGTGGCTTGATTCTTAGAAGCTTCAACAAAGATGAGTACCCAGATGAAATACTCACCTTTGAAGATAGACGAGCCAGAATTCATGTTATAGGTAGGGTATTCTGGTCATCGCGAACTTGGTAATGCATCGAAAAGCATTTCTTCAGAAATAATTTTAAGTTTTGCACCATTATCATCCCTATAAGATATAGCTTTTTCGATCTTCCTTCCGTGACTTGAGAATTTCCAATCACGGGAGGAAAGCGTCCCAATTACTAAAAAATCCAACTTTTGAGTAATTCCACTACTGATGTTCCCACCAGCATTTTTAATCAAATTTTCAACTACGGCTCTCTTTCCTGCAACAAAAGTGCCTGTAAGACAATAGGTTTTACCCTCTAACTCTATCGAAGCCCCTACATCAATAGGCAGCCTGGTCGCCAAACCATCCACCACCCCACTTTCCAAGTCACATCCTGTGAAGTCTACTAATGCCTTATGTAGAGTTAAACTCTCATCTTCAGTAATAACCCCATCTTTAAGAATTTCCTTTACAAGTGCATAAAGTTTTTTTCCTGGGTAGTTGTTCTTCAAAGCTCCATTTTGCTCAAGCCACCAATTAAGATATCTTATTTCTTCTTGAGTTAAGTTCCGATCAGCAATTAATCCTTTACATAGTCCATTAAGTAAATGGACATCTACATCCTTGGAGTAAAAATCAATTTCAGGGATATCAAGAATTTCCCTCTGTATTTGGAGAAGGCTATTTTTAAGGTCATCACGTTCTTCTGATGTGATTATTCCATCCGCAAGAATATCCGACACCCGTGCTGATAGACTTTTTATAACTCCATTATTGATAATCTGCTTTGCTTCAAGTAACCATGTATCTAAGTAAAGAACCTCCTCTTCACGGACAACTCCATCTGCAATGATTCCATCAATGATGCTAATCAAGTTAGCAAATAACTTGTCCCGGTTCTGTGTGTAATTAAAAGCGTAAAGCGCGTCTTCCATACAACCTCCTTTTTTTGATAATCCTTGCACTCCTTGGCTACTCGTTCAAACCACATAAAGTTGTTGACAATATTCAAAACCACAACTAAATTACAACTTAAAGATGTTAAAACAACGAACAGGCAGGACGCCCACGAAGTAGCCGCCTGGGGCATATGAAGTCCAGGATGATTCGTTAGCAACAAAAAAGCGCCCTACAGGACGCTTAGCTCTTTAACAATCTGGTCCCCATCAACAAGTAACTGATAACTTGAGGAGGTGTGAAATGCACAAAACAGAACCCAAAATCGTCGCGCCTGGCTACACAGATGAGGAAATTTATGAGTGGATGACAAAGAAGCTGGCAGCTATAAACCAGCTTCGTGAAGTGCTGTCTTATCGACAGGAAACAATAGACTCCTTAAAAAAACTGGATCAGGAAATCACGGTTTTATCACAGGATGTTACTTTAGATATTGTGCAGACAAATTAGGATCCCATTCATTTTCGTCAAAATCATCAAAGTGATGAATTTGTGATCTCCAGTCTCGATAATCTAAAAATTTCTGGGCGGTTACGCTTATTTTATCAAGTGTGAGTTCATCCTGAATTGAAAGAAGAAGTTCATCAAATTTCATCTCATTAATCTGTTTTGGCATCCAGTGATGCTTCATCAGAATAAGGTGAACCAGAGCCTTTTTCCCATTCAACTGATTATAGGGAGTGCCGAATTTCTTCCGGTGCTCATGTAAGACAAGGTCCAGAAGAGTAAGTAATGTTGCCCTTGATTCAACTTTGCTTATTTCGACTGATGACACTACCCCACTGATTTCAATGCCCCGATACTTTCCAACATTTTCACAGTGGGATTTGTACAGCGTGTAGATATTACCGGACATTTCTTTTCCTTTTGCGTTGTTGGGGATAACCAGATTAACCGAATCCTTGTTGTTGGGGAATAACCAGGTCCACCTCGCCTGATGTGGCTAAAAGCAGGCACATAACAGCTAAGTATTTTCAACCAGAGAGAATCCTTAGCGTTGTGGTGAATGCGGCTCAGCGCACGCGGGTTAAGGTTGAGGCTGACAGTCGACCTTCTGTGGATACCCACCCGCCTGGTGTGCAACCTTCGCCAGGCACCGGGAGGCACCCGGCACCACAACTTTATGCTGTGTGTAGTCCTGGCGGTACCAGTTTGTACCCTTGCTTCCGGCTGGTACCGTCCTTTTTACAAAACAGAGAAGAGCATCACCGGACGACGGGCTCATAACCCAATCCATCCGGGCGGCTGCCACCGCAGGTGTTCTTCTCTGTTTTGTGGAGAAACTAATCGACCTTGCAGGGTCGATATGCAGAGACTGAACAGTTAGTGAAGTAATAAGGTGATCGCATATGCTTCAAATGTTAACTCTTGAAGAATGGGCTTCTGAAAAATACAGAAGTAATCCTCCAAGTGTGTCCACATTGCGTCGTTATGCTAAGCAGAATTTATTTTGTCCACCGGCCATGAAACAAGGCCGGTTATGGCGAGTGCGTGAGGACGCCGAGTTAGTTGGAGAGCTGGTAACACCAGTAATTAAGAAAAATGACTCATTACTTTTGCAACGGATTTTGAGTGATGGCAGCCAGACCGCGTAAGAATAATGTTTCAGTCCCTAACTTATATCCGCTTTATAGCCGAAAGGTAAATAAAGTCTATTGGCGGTATAAGCATCCAGTAACAGGAAAATTCCATGCTTTGGGAACAAACGAAGCTGAAGCTATCGCTATTGCCACTGAGGCCAACACTCGACTGGCTGAACAAAGAACCCGGCAGATTCTGGCTATCAGTGACAGGATCGCAACCAGCAAAGGAAAAGCGATCACAACATCTACATGGTTAGACCGTTACCAGGCTATCCAAGACGATAGGCTGAAAAGTGGTGATATAAGACTCAACACCTATAAGCAGAAAGCCAAACCAGTATCCTTGCTCAGGGAAAGAGCAGGAATGAAGTTGATCTCGGCCGTTGATGTCAGAGATATAGCACAATTGCTTGAAGAGTATATCTCTGCGGGACAGCCGAGAATGGCCCAAGTCGTAAGGTCTGTATTGATCGATGTGTTTAAGGAAGCACAGCATTACGGCGAAGTTCCGCCTGGCTATAACCCAGCATTAGCCACTAAACAACCAAGAAGAAAAATTACCCGTCAACGCCTCAGCCTGGAAGAATGGCAAAAAATATTCGATATCGCAGACGCCACTCATCGTTACATGGGAAATGCCATGCTCCTAGCTTTAGTCACTGGGCAGCGTTTGGGAGATATATCCAAAATGAAATTTAGTGATATTTGGGAGGATCATCTTCACGTCATTCAGGAAAAGACCGGGAGCAAAATCGCAATTCCTCTTTCTCTTCACCTCAATGCGATTAACTGGAGTTTACGCGATGTAGTAGCCCGCTGCCGTGACTATGCAGTCAGCCCATACCTTGTACATTTTTCCCGTACGACTTCACAGGCTGAACGTGGAACACAGGTTAAATCTAACACATTGACGATGAATTTCAGTAAAGCGAGGGACTTAGCAGGAATTGACTGGGGGAAAGGTTCACCTGCAACATTCCATGAGCAAAGGTCGTTATCTGAACGCCTGTATAAAGAACAGGGGTTAGATACACAAAAACTACTTGGTCACAAAACACAACAACAAACCGATCGTTATCATGACGACCGAGGCAAAGGATGGAGCAAAGTAGCATGGTGA